ATATGATACGCTTTTAATATCTTTGTACGTTTCTTATCGTAGTGAACTTGAATAGCACATTGTCCCAACAAATACGCTTCAACACTAATTTTTCGTAAGTCATCCGAACTAATCAAAGTAATTAATTGAGCAAACTCATTTGGCTTTTTATTAGCATCTAATGCAGTTAAGCCTTTACCGTAAATAAGTCTTGTAATGTTGTTAATTACTGCGTTATTTGTAGCACTATTTATGTGTCTATCAATTAAGAATTGGAAATAATTATTATCCTCGCCATATTCAACCCAATCTTCTCTAGTACTTTCATTAATAATCGGTGCTTTATATTCAGCTAAATTGATTACTTGTATTTTTTCGTTATCCATTAATCTAAAATTATGAAGTCGTTTGATGTTGTTGTACTTGTGTACGTATCTTTATTTATTGTGTAGTCTGAAATAGTCTGATTAGTACAGTAGATTTTATCAATATAAACGGGTGTTGTTGAGTTTAAAACCTCTAACCTATATGTATGCTCCTCTTTAAGCGAGAAAGTCGCTGTAATAGTATGGTAATAGCTTACATTCGTTGAACTAGTTATTGCCACCGTAGTGGTTACATTTGTTTGTTCATCTGTTATAGTCATAGTCGTGTAAGTATCACTTCTTGGAATGAAACTAAACGTTTGAGCCGTACCGATTTCTTTTAAAACTATCATAATCTTAAAACGTTGAAATGATTAATTTGTTAAAATAAAAAAGGCTACCTAATTAAAGATAGCCTTTTAAAGTAGTAATAGTTAATTTTAAGAAGTAACTACAGTTGCAGAACTAAACAAAGTCGCTAAACCAGCCTCTGTTGAACAGTTCAAATGATTTGCAGGAATTCTCTCCATTCCCGTAAAAGTTAATTTATAACCATTGAAGTCGCCCATTTGCGTTCCATTGTCAATTGATGCTTCAGTTACATCCATTCCGAACTCCAAACCAGCCAAAAAGTATTGCCCTTGTCTATTTCTAACAACGATGTGTGGTCTACCATAAGATAGTAATTTTACCATTTTAGTAGTTGCAACATCTTGCTTTTTCAGGTCAATAGTTAATGTTTGTTCAAAGAACGTTGTTCCGTTTTCTCTTGAAGATGTACCTTTTTGTACAAAAGAATTATTCCCTTTTAAAGAGAATTTGTAAAGGTTACTAATATTATTTACATCAGTAATCATATCCGTAGACGTTCCGTCGTACGTTAAATCTGATTGCATAGTCGGATTGAAATTTGCTATATAAATGATATCAATACCGCCTACCGCATCTTTACAACTCTCCGCTCTACCGTTTGCTAAATCACAACTCATAATTTTTAATTTTTTTAATTCGACCTAAATTATAATATTCTTTTATATCTTCTTTATAAACTTGAAACTCTTTACCTTTATAATTAACCCATTTTTTATCCGTTGCAGTTGCATTGTATTTATGAGTTATATTTAATTTTGGTTTAAACGTTTCAATTATAAAGTGTTCTAATTCATAAGATTCATCTATGTCAACTAAAGAAATAATATCTACTTTATGTTTTTCAAATCCATATAGATTAAAACTATCGTATATTTTACCTTTTCGTTTTCTTTTAATGTTGTACTTATGTTCATTTAATCTTTGTCCTAATTTACTTTTAGTACTCCCTATGTATACTTCTCCTATCGGATTTGTTATACTATAAATTGTTGCTTTCATAAATCAAATATACAAAATAATTAAACAAAAAAGGGTGGCGTTTTTTGCACCACCCTTTAATTAATTTTTGCTAATACTAGTTAGCAGCGTTAGTAATTCCGTATGTTACGATATCTCCAACTGTATGGTAACCAACTGCAGCAGTCATTCTCATAACCATTCTTACATTTTCTGAGCCGTCCAAATCAGCTAAATCAATGACCTTCACTAAATTAGCGTCATTTTGTAAACCAGTCGCAAAAAACAAGTTGTCAGAAGTTGTAGCCATCGCAGTGTTAGAAGCTAAACCATTTGCAACAAAGATTTTTACACCGTCAAAAGTTAAATCAGAAAGGTTTTGATACCATTGTGTGCCTTGTGCGTTTGAACCGTTAGCACCTAATCCAGAAGCTCCGAATCCACCTAATGCTCTTACGTATGCTCTAGCAATGTTTTGAGAAATATACAAGTATAAATCTTCACGTCCGTAAAGTGTAGCCGGAATTGCATCAACGATTTTCCCTAACTCTGTAATAACGTTTGAAGCAGTTACAGGAGTACCAGCAACCTCATTCGCAGTTGGTAAAGCAGCGTCAACTGTTAATTGCGTCATGAATCCGTCAATAGAACCTGAAGTACCTGTAGCACCTGTCCAAATTGCAGTTTCTACTTGTGCAGCAACTTTCTCAATAACGTAAGCAATTAAAAAATCTGAAAAGTTTTTAGGTAAAACATCGTGTGCAGACATTCCCATTGATTCAGCTTCCCATGTTGAATGAAAATCTTTTTTACATAATTGTAAATTAACTTGTAACTCTTTTGGTGTTAATACTTTTTCATTTAAAGTTACTGTTGAAGTAGCAGTAAAGTCACATGAAGCGTCTTTAATTAAACCGTCTGTCAATAATCTGTGTAATACAGTTTTGTATTTAACGTTTGGTAAAATTGTAATTTTTCCACTAGATAAAGTGTTTCCACTTAATAAAGCAGCTTTAACGTACTTCGCTGAATCTTGACCAGCATATGTACTTGTAATCGTTGCAGTAGTTGCCATTTGTTATTTATTTTATTTGTTGTTGTAAATAGTGTTTAAAATTCTATCTCTAGTAGATAGGTTTCTTTGAGCAGTTAATTTAATTTGCTCCATTTTATGAACGTTTTCAGGATTGAAAGTTATAGGTTTTGGAGTTTCTTCCAATACTACTTCTTTAACCTCCTCTTTTAGTTTCAACTGTTCTTTAAGTTCAGTAATTTCTCTCTTTAATTCTTCCATGTCTGAGAAATACGTCTCTTTAGATACTGTTTCAACTGTTTTTTTTGCAGTTTGTGGTGCTTCAACTGACGCTTCAACGGGTACTTCTTCCGTTGGCTGCTCCATTGGTGCTTCTTCTTCTTTTGCTTCAGGCATTTTAATCTCTCCAATGATACCGTCTTCGTAAACTTCCAACATTTGACCGTCTTCTAATTCATACTCTCCAATAGGCATTGGAACATTTCCATTTTCTGAAACAATGAAAATTTCTTTTCCAACTTCTAAGGCATCGAATTCCAAAACAGTAACACCATCAGCAAGTTTCATTTGTGCTAATTTTACTTCCATTTGTTCTAACTTTAATTTTACGTTGAATTTTTGCTCTAAAAACTCTCTAACGCTTTTTAATTTATCTTTCATTATTCTTTAAACGTTTAGTTAATTACTCTGTTATATATACTTAACCTCTAGCTACGGTTATTGTACGTTCTACATTCGTGTTTGTAACGTTTGAGATAGTATGTTGTTGTAAAGCTCCAACTCCTTGAGCTTGTAAAGTTCCGTCGCAACATTCTTTTGAATATGTGCCATCCTCACAAATGCAACCTCTATTGCCACCTTGTGGACTTGTAAGGCTTTCTGTTTTCTTTTTTCTTCCCATTATATTTATATATTAAACTAAAATTTTAACTACTGAAAAATTCAAATCTGATACCCTAACATCTGTTGACTGATTATTTTTAACGAATAATTCAACGTAATCATTAGTAACTAAATCAATTTGATATTGAGTACTTCCAGGATGTTCTTGATTAGACGTTGACGTTCTAATTGTCATTTCTGAATTTGGTAATATTGTACCGTTTTTGGCTATGCCTATACTAATGTTTTGATTACTTGCTCCTGCTCTAACTGCAGTATTTACAGTAACTAAAAACGAAGTGTTAAAAGCCCCCGTATAAGTTAATTTATTATTTGTATGTGTAAATTTAGAATTGTTTGAGTCTGCAGTTGTTGTGCCTAATGCCTTTACCCATGTGTTAACGTTTATTACCCCTATTGGTGTGTCTGTTGTGTTATTAACCATGTAATAAAAACCTCTTGTAGTTGTATTCGCTATCCCTACACAATTGGTAAATAAAGTTTTATTAGATGTTTGAGTAACTCCACTGATATAAGTACCGCCACCCGAAAAATTTACAGTATCTAAAATATATCTTTCATCACTAATCGTTGCAGAAGTTGAAACGTTTATAGATGTTTCCCCTGACAATGTAACAAATGAAGAGTATATAATTCTAAAACGTCTACTAACTGTCAATGTACTTGCTAATGTAATAGCAGTTCCACCCGTTGAACAATCAAATAAACAGTTTCCAAAGGCAATTGTTCCAATACTTCCGTTGAATGTCATTCCACTTGAATTAAGAAAGGCACTATCCCCCATTACAAAATTGGAATAGTCTTTAATCGTTCCAATAGTTGCACAATTCACAAAGTTAATTCCGAACCAATCTAAGGCAGTAGTAACCCCATCGCCATCTAAATTAAATACTGTTCCGTGTGTGAATGATATGTTACGAATAGGCAAAGAATAAACCGAAGTAACTAAAGCAGTTGATGAACTTAAACCCGTAGATTTAATATAACAGTTTTCCGAACTTGCTCCTAATATAACCGTATTTAATCCACAAACTAACCTGTCTCCCGTTAAATCAACAATAGTAGTGAAGAAATAACTTATCGCATCAGCTAAAGTAATAACCCCACTTACTGCAGTTGGTAAGTCTGATTTACTTGAAACGAAAACTATATTTCCACTTGAAATCGCACTAATACCCGAAGCGAAATTACTGTACAATATTTTCTTTGGGACATCAGAATCCGAAGCATCTAAATAAATGCTTTCCGTACCGTCTAAAGTGGTTACGTCTTTATACCTTACGAAATATGGTATTTCACTCATTAATTAAGTTTTCTATTTCTTTGATTAATTCATCTGTTTCAGAAACTTGTTCACTCGCTTTAATATCAGCTTCTTTATATTTACCCTCAATTGAGAAACCTTTGTACTCTCCATTCTTAACACGTACCCATTCGCTATCGTTGTAAACTTTCATTTTAACAATCCAACTTCCAACGGGTGCATTAAGTTTATAGATGTTTGATTTGTCTTGTTTAGAATCTTCAACAATCCAACTTTCAATTACACTAACACCCTCAACGTCCCTCTCATGTTGTGAAGTAATTTTATTTAGGTTAAGATTCTTCATGAAAAGTTCATTAGTCTTTTCAATAGTTTGTGAAGTGAAATAGATGTTAAACTCCTCTCCATCTATGTTTCTATAAATCTTTTTATCAGGTACTAAAGCAATACCAACAACCTCTCTTTTTTCTTCGTTTACTACCTTTAATTCAATCTCATGTGAAGATAAATAAATAAAGTCCTCTTGAATTGCTGGCTTATCTACTAGCGAAATTGCGAAGACACCGTCAACGCTTTCATCGCTTATTATCATTTCAATGTCTTGTATCTTTTTCATAATTTTAGAACGTTGCATTTCTTAATCTGTTTCTATCTAATTGTTGTTGACTTGTCATGTCGCTACTTACAACGTAGGCTTGAATTGGCGAACCTAATTGCCCTAATTGGTTTTGACCGTTATTACCTACTATGTTAAAGTTTGGAGTTATTACAGTTGAGCCATTCATCCCACTAGGACTTGAGCCTCCACCACTAAAGCCTCCACCACCACTTGAAGCAGCACCCCCCTCAAACTTTTGAGAAGCTATCTTTTTTACGTTAACTAAACCAGCAGTAATTGCAGCACCCATTGCGATAAAACTAAACGGAGGAGGAGCAGAAGCCAAAGCAGCATTTGCAGCCTTATAAGTGTCTATAACTGCAGTAGCGATGTTAACTGCCTTTTGTATTTTAAATGCTCTTTCTTGTTGTGCTTTTGATTTACCGGCAAATAATTCACTAAGGTTTGCTAATGCGTTTAACGTGTCTAATGTTCCTTGTAATTGGTTTGCTCTTAATTGTTTTAATTTAGCTTCTTTGTCTTCTTCGTCCCTTACTTCTTTTAGCCTTATTTCTTCTTTTAAATTAGCTAATAATTGTTCATCTTCTAACTCTTTAAGCCTTGCTGCTTCTTTCTCATCAGCTTTCTTTTTGTCTTGTTCTGCAAAATAAGCGTATGCTGCAGCATCTGCATCTATTTCGCCTTGTGCCATCATAGCACGTCTTTCTTGCTCTATTTTGTCTTGTTCTGCTTGTATCTTTGCGGCTTCAGCTTTTTTCCTTTTCCGCTCTTCAGCTCTTTTATTTGCTTCAGCTTGTGCAGCTTTTGCATCTTCTAATTCTTTTTTGTCCTCTGCTGCTTTCTTATCACGTAATTTTTTAGCGTAGCTTTCTTCTTCAACTAGTAAGTTGTTTGTGTTATCTCTTTTTAACCTTATTAATTCGTAATACTTCGCCCTTGCTTGGTTAATTTCTTCAACTGTTGATTTAATTAATTCCTCATCTTCTTCTTCGTATGCTCTCGCTAATATTTGGCGTTTCTCACTAATCTTAGTCTTAACAAAATCCAAATTGCTTAACCTCGCTTTTTCTTCATTCTTTAAGTTCTTAATAGTTTGGTCGTGAATTTCCTGCTCTCCTGCTCCTTGTGCTTGTAATAGTTTTAATCTTCTCTCGCCTGACTTCTTTAGATTTTCGTTATTAATATTTAATAAATCTTCTTGATTCTTTAATGAAGCGTTTAACTTATCATTTGCAGCCGTTGCAGTTTCTGTTGAACTTGTGAAATAAGCGAATGCCCCCACCAATGCAGTAATTGCAGCAATAATTAAGAAGATAGGATTCGCAGCCATAACAGCGTTAAGAACTCGCATCGTAACTGCTCCAGCTACTTGTGCAGCAGTTAACAACTTTTGACCTAATGCAGTTTTACCAATTACTGCAGCAAGGTTAGTAAAAGAATCTTTTGCAGCCATTACACTATTGATTCCTTGACTTAAAGCCATTGCACTTTGAACCTTTAACAATGTAGCTTCGACTGCTGACGATTCAACACCTACAAGTCCCATAGCACCTTGCACTGCACTAAAACCACCTGCAACACCTTGTAATGCACTACCGAAAGCGTTGAATTTAGCATCAGGATTAAAGGCATCCGTTAAGGCTTTAGCATCACCTATTTCATCTTTTAAAGCTGCTGCTCTTTTTGCTGCATTTGTCGCTGCTTCAGACGTTGCCCCGAATTTGGCTGCTAATGTTTCAACCTCTCTTTGAGCTTCCTTTAGTTGTTGTTTAAGTGTGCCTACGCTATCAACTTTTACTTCTAACTCAATTTCCTTTTTAATAGCCATTTCTTATTGCTTTAATTTTTCTAACTCCTTGCTTATAAGTTCCCTTAATAGTAGTTTCAATTTTAAACTTTCCTTTCGCAATATCAATAAATTCACTTTGACCGTAAAAATCTGATATTTGTAATAGTTGAATAAGTTGTGCTATCATTGTTCTTGTATTATATAACTGTAATATTTATCAATTGTTCCATCTTCAAAAGTGTATTCTATTTCTAACTCGATTACCTTGTTGTCGCCACCCTCTGTGATTCTATTTGAAAACGTTTCAGAAACTCTTATGTTACCATCTTCAGTGATTCGACCATAGTAAACATTTGTATCAGTTGGAACGGTTACTGCAATACGTTGTTCACTTGTAATTAAACTTGGCGAAATAGTTACTCCTCCCGTTGTTGTTGTTATGCTTGCACTCTTAACATAGTTAGGAAATAATACTTCAACATCTACAACGCTTGTTGGCTTCTTTGCTTTAAACGTTGTGTTAGGTTTAACAGGTCTAAAGTCGTTTATCAATTCCAAATTAACTTCGCCATTTGTTAGCTTACTATTCATTTGGTTAATGATATATCGTTTATCTCTAATCACTAACCTATCGTTTAATTTAAGCGTTGTAAGTATGCTTAATGGTAATATTGTTTTAACGTTTGTAATCCTATTCTTTTTATTAAATAAGTTAGATAAGTAACCATAGTAATAAGTTGCAAATTTACCTTGTGTAATGGGCACATTTAAAAGACTTGAATTATCAGAACCCCAATTTAAAGAATAGTTAACAGTGCTTTTCTTCATGTCCTGACCAAATGGCATGTAAGTTGTAAGCGTATTAGTTGTTGAACCGTCGTAGAACTTTATAGATGTACTTTGTTGTTCATACATATAAAGCAAAATAGGTTTAGGAATGTAAGGTTTAAAGTCTGGCTTTTTAGTTAAGCAATAACCAACTTGTGTCATCGTACCATCAAACTCATTATGTAATAAGTTTTCAAAAGGCACTTTAATTTGATAGTCTGCTCCGTCGTAGTTGTAAGTATTATTTAAATCGCCATATTCCTTACCAAACAAATCAAAAAACTCTCTATTCATGAACGATTGACTTTGCTCATGTTCAAACTTAATTGTTTTATAAAGTGGAACTCTTGAAACGCTTATTTCTTCAGTTGTTGTATATTTAGTTATATCTATTATTCGCCCCTTATTATACCAATCTTCTAAAGGTTCAATTTGAAATATCATTTTACTTTTAGCGTAGCACGTTAAATTAAAGTTTTTGAATATACCACTAAGGAAATCGTAAACAGTCATATCAGGCATGAATGAAGCTAAATCGATATAAGTTGTTGTAAGCGTTTGCGAAGCACCTATACCGTAAACAATATCGCTTTCACTTATAACATTACTTGAACCACCTGAAGCCAAACCAAAATCGTAAGTCTCTTCAACAACATAATTATAGTTAAATGTTAAAGATACCGTTTGATTTGATTTAACAATACAATAAACTTGTTTATCTAAACCATTAACAGTTGCATAACTTATTATGTTGTATGTGTTATTCCCTGAACCCGTTAATGTTTTTATTAAAGTATTGTTTTCATAAATTTCGATATAGTAAGTTGCAGTTAAATTTGAACATCCACTTATAACCAATTCTAAAGACTGATTTCCATATAAGAAGTAATTAAATTGTCGCCAATATTTAAAGTTAACTATATCAGTAGTTGGATTAATTATTTGAAATCCTGCTGCACTATCTAAATGATTGTCTGAAGTTACTACATTTACTTTTTGTGCTTCCGTAAATATTTCAAATGTTTCTTTATTCTTTAAGTAAAGAAAACAATTAGTAAATCTAGTGTCTGTTAAAAACAATCCTTGAAAGTCAATTGACCATCTCAATTCAATCGCTTCAAATATCTTTGAAATTTTTAAAGCAGGGAATAACTCCGTGTAATTCATTTTACCTCCAACAACACTTATATCTGTAGACGTTGAATCTCCGTATGTCCATTGTCTTTGCGAACTTATTAAAGGGTAGCGTACATCTACATCAGTCGTGTTTGTTATTGCAGTTTGTACATCTGAACCAGAATAAGGAGCATCTACAAAAGTAACATCTAAATCCTTTAATTTAGCATCCCCGAACTTATCTTTTAACGAAAGTGTTTCCCCATAAAACGTAATCGAATAGTTTTCGTTTTGGTTATTCTTAACCATTGCTTTTTCCAATTGAATTTTACCCGTTCTAAAAGGCATGTAATCAATTTCAATAAAAGCGTTTCTACGTAGGTTATGGTCTAAAAGTGTGTCGATATCGTTATTGTAAAAGTGTTCAAATATTGCATTGTTAACAACACTTGAGGGAACTGTAAAAGACTGTGAATAGTCTGTAAATATTTTACTAATATCGTTAACATTTTGAATCGAACTAGATACTGTTATTTCTTCGTTATTAAATAATTCTATTTTAGAGTAGTTTCCACTATTCTCAACCGTTTCAATATATAAGTCGACTTTTCTCATTATAATACGTTGTTTAAAGTGTTGAAATTGTAATCAAATTCTAAAGTATAGTTAATAGTTTTTGAATTAATAGATTTAAACTTTTCAATGTTTTTAGTTCTACATCTAACAGGTAAGTTATTTAATAATATTCTTTCACTTAACATTATCTCTTGAATAGTTGCTTTAAAGTTTTCGTTTACCCAACCCGTATTCACTCGAATGTTTTCTTTTGCGTTCGTGTTAAATGTTTTAGTTTGTCCCTCTTTGGTGCTATAACTAGGCAAAACGCTAGGCATTAAATTGTATTCAGTATTTTGTATCTCGATATTGTCGTAACTCGCCTTAAAAAACCATTCTCTTTGCCATGCTCCAAACTTGTTAATAAAGTCAATCGGTAAAGGTGTGTACTTACATTCTTCAATTGGTTTAAAGTAGTAAGTTCTTAATACATTATTTGAAGCATCTGTAATCTCTAACTTGTTACCATCTGCCCAATACGTGCCACTAACTCTATGAACTGTTTTTAATCCACTAGAATTGAATGTCCCCGTTGTAGTTGCTCCACTTACTAGATTAGTAAACTTTGCTTTCCAACCGTTCTCAACTTCTAAAGTAATGTCGCCTGCTTTAGTGTTAATGTATGTAGATGAATCATCGTAGTAATAATAATACGTACCCTCATCTAGTAAATATTGACCTCTATCAAAGTTATATCCATCCGTATATTCTGAGTAACCGTCAAAACCATAATAAGTAGTCGTATCTAATAAAGTACCCGTATTCTTATATCGCTTAATTTGAACGTTGCAATAAGATTGATTGAACAAAGCAGTACCAACCGAATTATAGTTTAACGATGGATTAGCGAACTTAATATACTCACGAATCAAAGGACTAACATTATATAACGTTTGTAAATTCGTTGTACTTGGTATTGCTTTACTAAGTGTGTATTGTGGTGAACTTGGAACACTTCCACTATTCCATAAAAATACCTCTATTTTACTACTTGTTTGTCCTGACTCGTTAACCTCTATAATATAAGGCGAACGTGCAAATATTCTGTTACTCATTTCTTTGGTTTTTGTATTGTGAAATCAAATAAATCTAAAACTTCTAAACCGAACTTCTCAATTAATTCGTCTGGTAGTTTTTTAAATGCTGCTTCAAATGGTTTAGTTAAAAATAAACTCGGTTTAATTCCATTGTTAAATATGCTTCGTGCAATTAAAAACTGTAAAGACTTACGACTTATAAAGTTTCCATTTTTGTCACGTGGTGCAATACCTTTCCTAACTATCCATTTATCTAATTTGCTTGGTGGGGGCATCTTTGATTTATATGAATAAGGTGTGTTGTATTTTACTTTTTTACCGCTTACCCCTTTGTCTTGAAAATGCCCGTATTCCTCCATCTCAATAGACATTTCAAAAGAGTTTGTAGATACTTTTACATTCCCTTTTAAGCTATCATATAACGTCTTTGTGCTATTCTTTTTTAGACGTGTTAAGTTTGTACGTGCTTCTTTAACTACGTAGTCTGTGAATCGTTTTAACTCCTTTTGAACCCCATTGTTTAACATACAGTCATGTCGGGAAAAAATGAAACGTCTAATGTCATAGTACAACCTGCGATATAATTCTCAAATCTTTCCTCAAATGGTTCAACTGTTGGCGTACCGTCTACAATATATCCACTATCAACTAAACTACCATGTCTTAATTGTTGGTATAATCTATTTAAAGTTAATAGAGCCGTATTAATTACATATTGCTTATTATCATTTCCTTTGAACACATCCGTTACTTCTGACTTAGATAAGTCGACAACATCCATTGCAAGTATAGAAAGGTTACATCTAATTACATTCTCGCTAAATTGGAATGAGTTAACTATAATATGCGACAAAGGGAACATCGTTACTTTAGCTAAATCAATATCGAATAAACTTCCCTCTGTTACCGTATTAACAAATTCATCAGCTTCTAACTGTGTACGAATTGCATCTATTATTTGTAAGTGTCCTTTCATTCCTTAAATATTTCTTGTCTTTGTTTCTTATATGTTAACCATGTTAAACATTGATGAATGGAAAGTTTTGTAACTTCATCGAATCTTCTAACGTCCCCCTGAGCGAGTTCATATATACTTGTATACCATCCCCACTGTTTTGCAAATTGAGTTGCTCCACTAAAGTCGCTTGTTGTTTCTTGGTCATCTTCTTCATTTCCCTCTCCAAAAAGGTAGGAATAGCTTTCAACAATTGTTGTCCTAAACTCCAAAAAAAAACCTGTGCAGCAAGTACGTTTGAAAGTGGAGCGTATCTCATTACTTCAGCGTAGTTAATAGCACTTTGATATGGCTCTATTTCGTATTTGTCTCCCTTTTCTTTAACGATTGGTCTGTACATAACCGCCATAGCTTTATGAAGCGTATTAACGTCTTGTAAGTATTTTTCTAAATCTATGTATTCGCCACTTGTGATGTTCTCTAAATCTGTAATGAAACCAAACTCAACTCCTTGAATCTTGAATCTAGGTTTAAAATCGTTCTTCTTTTTGAATAGTTCGTTAAAATGATTAGTAAGGTTTAAAATATCCTTTTGTTTAATCTTAACTATTTCTTTTAATTGTATTCCGCAAAATCTTTCGACTAACTTTTGACCGATATAGTCGTTATCCTCACTTCCTTTCACATCGTCAACAAATTGCTGGTAATGTAACAAAGGAACTTCATTCAAACTTTCGGGAATAATTAACTCTAATTTCATAATGTTAAAACGTTTAATTTTATTATTTGTATTATCGAATATTTGGAAGACCTCCTTTGAAATCTTTTCTTGACTGATATGCTAATGCTAAACTCATTACGCTATCATCATGCATTCCTTGAGGTGCTGAATATTGTACCCCTCTAGTTCGCTCGTTATAGATATAAGTGAATGCTTCTAACTCATCTATTAAATACTGTTTATTTAGTATCTTAATATTGTTTTGCTCAAACGCTAAAGCTAAATCCTCAATCATTATAGGCTTTGTTTTGGACGTTGTAACAAACGAATCTATTAAGTCATAACATTTGCCTTGTAGCATCTCATAGAATACGTCTCCTTGGTTATTAACCTCTACATATGTTTGACATTGATATTCATTTATTACTGCTGCAACCTTATTAATTATATTGTTCCATTCGTCATGCCTCCACCTATTACAATAAACCATTTCATTATGTCTGTTTATAATAGTTAAAACAGTATAATCATCTGCTCTACCAATATCTAGGCCCCCATATAACTCCTCTTGTTCAGCTTTGTATTCTATTACATTAGCTTTAACGTTTCTAAATAGGCCGCTATTATTGTCTATAAATTCAGCAAGGTATTCTTGTCTAAATATATGGTCGGGTAAACTTCTTCTACGCTCATCTAAATCCTTTGAGTCAATCATTGGATTATCATAACTTGTAAAGTGAAAATATTTCCACCTATCATCGTAGTTATGTTGTAAAGAATATTTATAAAAATGGTTTTTTCCTTTAGGAGTTGAAATAAATAAAACTTTTTTACCCTTAACAAGTACAGTTGCACTTAATACTTCATCCCATAGTTCAGGTCTACTAAATGCAATCTCATCCATTATAAGATAGTCAAATGTATTACCCCTTATATTGTCTGGTCGCTCTCCTGAAAAGAAACTTATAGTACTTCCAAAGCCTTTAATAGTTAACTCACTTTTATTATACTCAAAAAGACCGCTTCTAGTTGTAGCCTTTTCAAATTCATCAAATACTTTCTTTCCTTGTTTGTAGATAGGCGTGACCCATGCAATATGGCAACCTCTATTATTAATAGCCCAATCTAACATTGAGTTAATTCCTAACATAGTTTTACCGAACTGCCTACCAATGTTTAATACATAGTATTTATGATTATCAAATCTAATACTATCATGTATCTTCTTTTGATACTCATGGGGTGTATATCCTTTAATCGTTGCCAAACTCGAATTTGTCTACTGTTTTGTTTTCGTTTTGTGTCTTTTCAGCAAGGCCATTTAAACGTTGTGTTATACTTGCATTATATTGTCCAACCATGCCTCCTTCGATTTGGTCGTTACGTATTTCTTTCTTTATACGTGAACAGATAGCAACATATTCTGTATATCTTTCATCTCTATTCTCGAAGTATTGGTCTATACAACCGATTTCATTATAACAGTAAACATAAAACCCTTCAAAGGTTAACGGTACTCTTAAAGGTACGGGAACAATTTTACCCGTTTTATCTAACTGATAATTGTATCTAGGATTTTCATGCACTTTGCTCTTATACTTTTCAAAGAGTTCATACATTATTTCGGGTGTTTCTATGTATTTATGTTTCGCCATCTTATTTATTCCAAACTGTTACTACAAAATCATCTTTATACTTTGAATTAAAATACACTTCACAATTATATTTGTCTATAACTATTTGTGAATCCTTTTCATGTATTGTTGATGCTTGTACTCTTTTTAATTTATATCCTTGTAAAGAGTGCCTTTCTCTTTCTCTTTCTATTAATTCAATTAACGACATTTGCCTCTTCTATATCTTCGGTAAACATTCTTACAAAGTCATCCTTTGATATTATTGTTACTTCATCCCTTTCGCTTTCCACATTGAATACTTTATAACCTTTGTATTTTTCTTTGTTGTAGAATGCTAAACCAAAGCAAAGTAAATAAAACTCTTTATTCTTTTGGTCTTGTGGAATCTTTTTAATTAGCTTCTTGAATACTCTCTCTATTTCTATTGACATATTATCTTATATCTAAATTGTGTAGGATTACCACTATATACCCAAACTCCTGTTTCTTTGCTGCATAAGTCTGGTTGCGTTGTTGTGTTGTATTGAAATAACCAACCTAATTGAGTTTGGCCGTTTGTACCTAAATAGGTGTCTATTGCTTCATGCCTTTCGTAACAGTCGCAGGTTGTAGGTGTCGCTTGTTTAATCTCATCTTTTTTGCAGCTTAATGCAATTAGTGAAATAAGTATTAATAGTTTAGTTTTCATATTCGTTATATATTTTTTGCATATTACTTATAAACTCTCTCCAACATGAACCACATTGAGTAGGCTCTTCTTTAACTCCGAATACTCTATTGTATATCGTTAAGAATTTAATTTGTTCACTTGGATTAATTGCTTCTCTATGTTTAACCTCAAAGAAGTTTGTTAAGAAGTTGTATTCATCTTCTACTAAACATGATAGTTTTTTGTAAGGGAATAATTTATTTAGTTTTTCTTTTCGTTCATCACATTTACAGTCATCTCCTGCAATAAATTTTACTAATGCTTTTATTCCCGTTGCAGTAGTTATCTTCTCAATAGTATCGCCTAAACCTTTTGACGCTTCTATTTGTTCTTTTGTTCTTCTTACTCTCTTTGCCATTATATTTATATTAGTTCAAAATCCTTGTTTAAATAATCTTCGTAGCTTTCGCCTACATTTTCTCTTAACTTCTGCTTACATCTCTTTAATGTTGTAAATATAGTCATGTAATGAATGTTTGACTTATCTGCAATCTTTCTTATGCTTAATTTCTTTTGTGTGTAAATATCAAAAGTTAGTTTGTCGAATGGATGCCATGTTAAACTTTCCTCTTCTATTAACCTTGTGATGTTTTCATATGCTTCCTGTTCTTCATTTGTACTTTCTTCGTTTGTTAGAAATCTACATTCGTCTATTGGTAACTTCTTTTTAATTAAAACCTTTTTATACCTATCAAAGTCCCCATGCAATGTTCTTAATATCATGTAAACATATGAACGGTTTACTTTACCGTTGTTAACACATTTGTCTATATGGTTACATCTAATTACTTTCATGTACATTTCTTGTACTATGTCTTCGCTGAATGTATGCTCTCCGAACTTTTCAACTATTGCAACCCATTGCTTATGTTGAGCAGCAAGTATGTTAATTTGATTTACCAAAACAGACATATAAATTGTTCAAACATCATAGCCTTATTAGCACCTTTTATGTACATTCCATACATTAAACGTCTTATTTTTTTCGGTAGTTGCTTACTTCGTTTCATTTCTTTGTTTTAAAATCTTTGTAGAACTTCAAAATATGTAAGTACATCTGTTGCATTTGTTCACTCTCATCGTACCAAAGCATACAAGTTTTGTGTACGTCTTGAAACGTTCCGTAATCAGTTATTATCCAACGTCTTAACGGTAATTGCAATATTTGTTTAAGAAGTTCTCTATTTTCCATGAAGCAAATATAATAATCTTTTTTAATTTAATAAGATTTTTGCATTATTTTAAATAAGTCTGAACTACCTAAACAATAAGACTTTTTGGATAGTTTAATTAAGTCCTCTTTTGCCTGTTCGGTTAACTTGTATTTATCTACTAATTCATCAATAAATTCAAGTATTGATTTAGCGTTTATTTCTTTAACTTTTTTCATTTTTAATTTTTATAACTTCTCTTTTATGTTTTCCATATTTTCTTTTTAGTATAACGTTTCCGTTTTCGTACTTTACATCTTTTTCATCTATAATATAATATGCCACTATATTTAATTTATCATTACATTTATTCATTTTCTTTGTTTTTTTCTTCAATGTATATTTCAAGCATCTGTTCAATACTTGCACCCAAATACTTTTCTCCGTTTTCTCTAAACCAAAGGAAAAAATTTTTTAATGTTTCAAATTCATTCATGTTCTTTTATCTTTTGTTTATAATGCTCTATTAATTCTTTTAATTCGTCTACTATAAACTTTCTTGTTAATTGTGAATCTACTGTTAATTTTTCAAATGCTTCGTAACCTATTTTTTTAACTAAATTTTCTCGATAGTTCAATAAATCCCCTGACTTATCTTTATTGCAAGGTCTTGAGCATTGAGCATGAACATTATTTTCGTCAAATCTAACGTTATAATGTCCACCAGCTGAATAGAAGTGCCCAGCATCGCAGTTGTTTTCTTTAATTGGTTTCTGACAACTTATACAAACATTTCCTTTATCACGGTATCTAATATATTTATTAAATACTTGTTGAGCTAGTTTAAGATAGTCTTGAATTGTTAAAACTTCTTTCTTTAACTTAGTCTTTCTTTCGTTCCAGGCTTTCAACTTTGTTTGTTCTGCAAAGTGTTTAATACATTCGTCGTTAATCATGCAGTATTTTTGATTAAACCATTTAGGTTCAAACTTTTGTTTGCATTGTTTACATCTCATAGCTCTCTAATAAAATCGCAATCGTTATCTAAAAAATTCAAGTGTATTCCTATTTCATCACCAAAAGCAAAACTCCAAACTATTAATTCATTTAATTCGTCTGATGTCATATCTAAAGTTGAAACATTAGGATTGAATCCTGCATACTCTTTTAAAAATTTATCTACTTCTTTTATAGTTTTTGAATCTCTTAACTCTATTAGTCTAGTATGTATCTTTTCAAGACAAATGCCTTTATAAAATTTTATTAATCTTTTGTTCATAATTCAAAATAATTCGTTTATAGGTAGTAATATTCCTTTTGAAGTGTTATTATCGCCTCCTAATTTATCTCTAGTTGTATTTAAATACTTTCTACAACGTTCTTTTAATATTTTAGTTTCAATTAAATGATAAGTTAAACCAAACGCAAAGCAATAATAATCAGATTTAGTTGTACTTATTCCACTTGGTTTATTTCTACTTTCATATTCTACATAAACGTTGTTAGTTTCTAATGCTTTTAAATCATATTTAACCTCAATTGTTTTATCGTTTAATATGTTTCCAAGTTCTTGTTCTTTTGCTTGACCTACTTTTAAATCAAATTTGAAATCATTGTTATAATTCATTTCTCTATTTGTTTTAATTCGTCAATAGTACTAATTATTTTGTAAGGTTGAGCTACTATAAAGCCACAAAAACTTTTTTCTAATCTTATCCAACCTTTTATGAAGTAAATATTATTACCTATTACTTCTTTGTAAAATCCGTTTTCAATTAAATATTTTTCTGTTAACATATCTTTATTTTTAAAATGGTGCGTCAAATTCTGTATTTGGTTTTATTGAATCAAATACTTCAAATTCTTCTATTTGTTTTGATTTGTTTTTAATCAATGATTGACTAGAATTTAAACAACCATCAACATAAAATCTTCTATTGTCGTTATTCCAATTAAACTTTGTCATGCTTGTGATATTACCTTGAAAATCGTATTTAGTTTTTAAATTAATTACCATTGTGTAACCATCTTCAATATCGTTTCCAAATTCTCTATAAACACATAAACCGTTATGAGTTTGATTTCTAAAGTCTGATGAACCACTTACACTATACAAGTCGGGAATATCGTATTTTCCACTCTTTTCATTTTTCTTCATCTTTGTAGGATGAGCAACTAAAAATATATGAACATTATATTGAATACAAAACGACGTTAATCTAGTTAATATTTGGTCTATTCCATCCTTTCCTTGAAATCCTTTAGGCATTAACACTTTATTCCAAGCATCAATTATAAACATATTAATCCCAAAAGTAAACATCTGCTCTTTGAACTTTTCAAGTAACCAATCCCAATCAGGTGTAATGCTTTCTTCTGATGTTGTAAAATATAATTTTTCTTTGCTCCATTCAGTATATTCAAATAGTTCATTTTCTGACATCTTATTTTTTCCAAAGAATGGTTTGCCAATTGATAAAGAAGCATATTTTGAATTATATAAGCCTAAAGGATTATGCTCGGGACTGAATATTGATAATTTATAATCGTAATCATTTGCAATATTTAAAGCGTACCAATCTACAAAACTACTTTTACCATGTGATGGAATACCTGTTACAACTGTTAATTGTCCCATCATTATACTAAAGTCTTTTTCAAAACCTCTAAACATTTCATTCTTTGGAAATATTGTTTTTGGCATTCCCTCGTTATAAAGTCTTAAAGTTTCATCTAATAAATCAAATGTATTGAAAGTTCCGCCTATTGGAAAGCGTTTTTTATTGTTTACAGAATTTTTGATTTGCGACGTTTTTAAATCATCGTTGGCATCTTTACCTATCCATTCAATAAAAGTGCATCTAAAACGACCTAAACGGTGTGAAATCTTATTTCTTGTATCAATTCCTTTATCGTCATTATCAGTTGCTATAATAAAATGCTCAATTTCTTTTAAATACTTTTCTGAGTTAATCCAATAATCATCATTATCATTTGCACCATTAGGAAGTGAAATTACATTTTTATAACCAGCTTCATACATTGCTAAAACATCAAACTCTCCCTCAACAATAAAAACTTCTTTTTGACCAATAATTGAATTTATATTATAAAATATTGGTTTACCTCCAGTATGTTGTGTGAATTTCTTATCTGATGAACGGTATTTTTTGTTAACTACTATTTCGCCCTCAAAATAATTAAATGTAATTGCGTTTTGTTTCTTCTGAACTTGTGGAAAATATATTTCTTCTTCTGATATACCAAAATGATTTAAAGTTGTTTGACTAATCATCCTTTCACTCCAGCACCATTTAACTAATTTATCAGATAATTGAGTATAATTTTTCCATTCTTGGGTTGGGTAAGTATATTTAGTTTGAATCTTATCTAAATTACTTTCTCTAAATGTTAATGCTTCACAATAAAAACATTTTCCAATTCCAGAGTTGTGGTCTATTTTTAATGATTTATCTCTCTTATCTGTTCTAACCTCATCGCATTTAGGACATCTTATTGATTCTTTACCACTTAATTTTTTTAAGTCTAAAGTATTCCATTCTATAAAGTTACTCATACTGATATTTTATAATGATTTTTAATTGATTCTTCTTTTGTCTTATAATCTTTCTTTAACCAATTTAAAGATGTCAAATATAAAGAAGAATATTTATTATTTGTTTTATAGTTTTCTATATTATTTAAAACCGTTTCTATATCTTCTTTTAAATAAACCTCATTTAGTTTTTTAAATTCATCTATGGTTAATTTTAAATGTTTAAACGCTCTATATATTTCTTCTTTTTCTTCTTTACTTTCTTCTTCTTCTTCTATTGGTTTCGTCTGCGTTTCGTCTGCGTTTCGTCTGCGTTTCGTCTGCGTAACAACTTCGTTTTCTTTTGATTGGTAACTATCATAATTACAGATAATTAACCGTGTCGTAACTGTTTCGTTTTTTAATTGAATCATATCATCACTTTTTAATAACTCAAAAAATCGTTTTACTGATGATTTATCCCAATTCCAACGTTTACCCCAACTTTCTAATGATAATGCACTTTCGCCTCTTTTAACTTCAATTACCTTTCCTTTAATAATAGTTTTACAAGGTAAATAATTAACTGTTAATAGTATATCATTCCACGCTTCAAACTTTGAAAATTTACGTTTTTCTGTATATAACCAATGTTCAGTTATTGAGCGATGTAATTTTATCCAACCACTCATAATTATTTCATTTTAGCTTGAATATGTAACAAAGCACCAATTAACTTGTGTAATTCTGTTTTTGATAAAAAGATATGAGCATCATCAAAATCTTTTTTAATTCCAATTGAAATCTGTATTGATTCAATTTTTGATAAATAGTTTTCATTTTCTACAATGTTTAAATATACATTGTCTTCTGTTTTTAATCTGTACTCCATAATTTAATTTATTTTAAACATAAAAAAAACCCTACAAATCATTAAGGGTCTCACGTCTTAAATCATTGTAGGGTTTAAATTTCCTTTAGTTACTATGTTGTGAGACCGTAACCGTATGCAAATATAGTAATTTATTTTAAATGCAATACTTTTTAATTATTTTTTTTTAAAAATGTTATATAAATAATACTTTTACGTATAATAATTAGTTAAATGTTACAAAAACAATTCACTTTCATTTAATAACTCATGTATTTTATTACGTACTTTTTCAGCTATTTCAACCTCTTCTTCATCTTCTGAATATTTATACATATTTCTATAATAGTTATCTAATTCGTTAACTAACATTCGCCATTTAAAACCGTTTATGCAGTCTTTTATTGCGTCTTCATCTTCAATAGTATCAAACTCTAATATTACTTTTGCCATAATTTAAGGTTATATGTTTAAATTTTAATTTTATTTTAAGGTTATATGCTTAAAAAATTACCGTTAAGCGTGCGACTTGCCCGAACTCTTTATGGAATAAGAAACCCTCAATAGCTAAAGGCGAATGCTGATAGCCACTTTTGTGGTGCCAACTATCTGCTGGACTTGGACTTCTTAACGATTCTATTTGAACGCTCATAATATCTTTTGACGTCTTATGATGTATATGGTTTGTAAACCAATAACGGTGTTTACATTTATGCCAAAATTCACTTGCTTCATGACACATTAACAAAGGTAAATCATTTTGTTTTGCTCCATCGCCATGAGTTGTACCGATTAGATTTTTACCATAGATTGAATATTTTCTATGTGATGGACTTCTATTAAACTCAATATTTGGATGGTTATTGTACCATGAATATAAAGAATCCATTAAGAAGAAACCTGACATTTCATCATGATTAGATACGTTGTAAACAACTTCTAAATCTGCAATTGATACAAGTGTTTGAATTATATCAATATACAATTGTTTAGCCATTAAAAAACTTGAGTACCACTTTAAATGTGTATCTTGTTGTGTACCCTTTGTAGTTTGTCCTTTGGTGTTGTCGGTGTTTAGTATATCGTTACCAACTATTAATATAATTTTATCAATGTTGAAACCTTCAGACTTTTTTATTATACTCGCAACTGCATCTCTAACTCTTTGTACTGCAATTTGTGAGTTGTACTCTTGACCTGTTTCAAAAGCATCACATAACTTGTTTATATGTACATCACTAGGCGAAATAAACAAACAATGCGAATCCTCATCTGATTTATTTCTAATTATTTGAATGTGGTTAGGTCTTAAATCTTTTACGCTTCCGATAAAGTCTTCTTTAAAATCTTCGTAGTTAAATACTTCTTTTCCCTCTTTAAAAAGTATTGAGTAGTTTTTACCTTTATGCCAGTAATTAGTTGCTTTTTCAAAATCAAGACCATTCTTTTTACATTCTTCTATAACCCCCTTATCAACTCTAGTGCTGATTAATTTAGATATACTTCTTCGTTTATTATCATTAAATTCAATATTTAATTCTTTGCACATTAAACGAGCAGTTTCCCGCTTTGAGTTGTTGGAACTGTATAATTCCATTATTCTGTCGATATTCTCAACCATAAACCAATTAATTAATACATAAAAAAAGCAACGCTAACTTAATAACGTTGCTAAATTAAATATTTTTATTAACAATTTACTTTTTAGTTAATTCTTTTATCTTTTTATCGATTTCTTTTTTCTTTTTATCGCTTACATATAATTTGCAAGTTTCTAAAGTTTTAATTAAATATTCAAATTTCATATTCTTTTATATAAAGTTGGATTACTGCAATTGTTTTTTCTAAATCTTCTTTGAAGTTACCTTTTTTACGACTTCTTATAGTACGTTTTAAAATGTCGAATTCCCACGAATTAAGACCTTGTTCATTTGCAAACTTATAAAGTGAACCTTTGCTATTATCGTAGTGTTTAGGTGTCTTTAAATCACTTGTTTCTACTTCTGTTTTAGTATATCCGTAATCTCCAGGTTCAGAATAAAATGAATATTGTGAACTGTCAAAACTAGTCCCGTAATATGAAATTGGATATATTATACTATCACTTTCTGTTACTGTTCCTGTAAATTTATCTTTGTTAAGTCTAGTTACTTTAACTTTAAACTTTAATTCTTTGTGTACTGCTATCATAATTCAAAAAATTGTCTTAATTTTAATTTAACGTTATTCTGTTCTTCAATGCTTTGTATATCTGCATTATCAATTAATCTGCTATCTGCTTTAATTAGCTTTTTAATTACCGTTTTAATATTATTTGCCAAATGTTTATCTATTATATCATCTCGCATTTGTTCATCGTTTAAAACATCTTCTAAAAAATCAGCTAATACTGGCATCATAATACAACAAGCAAATAGTTTTTTATGGTTTGTTTCAATCATTTTTTTAGTTTTTTTATAAATTCTTTTAATATTTCTTCTTTTGTAATTTGCTTACATTTTAAATCAACTGAATTTGGTTCTAATGATTTACATTTTACTTTAGTCATTTTCTTCATTATTTACATACCAACCACAACACTTTTTACTTACTGCAAATGCTTTAAAATCCTTTCTAAAAAACCTTTGCTTTCTTATCATGGCTCTTGACCATTCTTTAATTATTATTCTTGTTCTCATTTTCCATCCAATTAAAAAACCTTTCTTCTTTTTCTAAATCCTCAATTGTATCTGAAATATTAACTTTTGGATTAATAAAACTATCGTTTCTAGGTTTTAAATAATCTTCTGTTAATTGCTTCATTTCTCTACGTACGTTTACAGTTTGAACAACCATGAAACAAATAATCACTATTAACGCAAATAATGTGAATGCTAATAAATATATTTTAATCATTTTATTTGTTTTAAAAATTCTTTTACTCTGTTTAAATTTTCTTGTTTAAAGTCGATATGTCTATTTAACCATAAATTTAATGAAGTGTTGCACATATTAAATTCGTTTATTAGCATTTTAGATATGATTCTACGACCTTTTTCGCCTTTAGCTACATAAGTACTTTCTAATAAATAAATACTTTCTCTAATCGCTTTATTTTCAATTCTTGTTTCTTCGCTTATTCCTCCGTTTTTTGTCATTACATTTCTTCTATTAATTTATAAACTTCATCCCAATATTTTCTATGTGTTGAATTTAATCTATCCCAACCTTTATAATCTTCATCTAATGCAGAAGTTTGTATTATCTCATCAACACATATCAATGCACATTGTATTGCATGATTATAAAGCATTGCCATTGCTTCATTAGGTGTTGATTTATCACAATTATACATATTGTTAACCAACTCTTCTGCTTTGTTTTTAATTCTTTCCATTACTTATTAAATTTATCATTATAATACATTTCTCCATTATATGTGTAGCCATACGTTACAATTGAATTTGGATTACTTTTAAGTCTTTGCTTATCTCCATGAGCTTCAATTATTTGTTGCTTTTCCATTTCTTTAGCTTGTTCAAACCATTCAATTTGTTTTTTATTATCAAATGATGGGTCAAATAGTTTATCCATTAAAAAATCTACTGCTGTCATTACTTACTATGTTTAATTATCATTAATCTATCGTACAAACTTGAATTGAAATTACCTGACTGCTCCCACCATAATTGAGAAACTGATTTAGTAACTCCATTATTTTTAGGAATGTAAACGTTTTCGCTCCAATCTGCTTTTTTTACTTTTTTAGTTTTAAATAGTTTCATCTTAAAATGCTTTAATAGTGAATATTGCTTTTAATTCTGTGTTTATTTCATCTACTGTTTCTTTAAATACTTTGTCGTTATATTCTAAATAATTATCTACTGTTTTAACTCCATGTAATACTGTAGCGTGGTCTTTTTTGCCACATATTAAACCAATTCTTTTAAGGTTTAGATTAGTGTTATTTCGTAGATACCACATTAACAACTGTCTTTTAAAGACTAAATCTCTATTTCTACTAACTAAACTAATTTTATGCTTTTGGATAATTGTTTTAACTCTAAATATATGTTCAGTTTTTTTAAGTTCAGAACCGCATATTCTCATTATACGGTACTGATATGGTAGTTCAAATTTATACATCTCTTGCTTCTTTTAAATCGTTTAAATCTTTTATAAATTCTTCTGTAGCTATTATTAACGCTCTTAACTTTCTTAATTCGTTAGGATTTGAAGCGTTATTAATTTTCAATTCCTGATAAATCTCAATTCTTTTTTGGTATTGGTTAATTAACCAGTCTTCGTTATATCTCATGGCGTGGACTTAATTCGTTTTCTAATACTTCCTCTATTAAATGCAGTTGAACATCTAACATATCTATAATATCCGTTTTTGAATCTCTAACGTATATCTCGTGAATTTCTAAACCAAAGTGGCTTTCGTAAACTAACACTTGGTAAACAACTGTTAACTCGATTCCTTTAAATTCAATGTGCCTTTTGTGTGTCATAATTTCTAAATTTTAGTTTTGTTAAATGTGCGTTACAGTCGCACCCCTGATTATTTTAGTTATTTTCTACTCTTGTAAATTCAACATTGTTTTTAAGTAATGCTTTTTGTAATTCAATTTCTTGTAATTTAACCCCCATTGTAGAGAACTGGTGTTCGTAAATAAATTTACCATCTCTAGTTAATGTTACATAACCTTTTGTATCGAATACTTCAACGTTATTTCCTTTTTTAGTTGTGTATGTGTATGTAGTTGTCATAATTTCTAATTTTTAGTTATTTAAGTTTATAAACACATATTGTATTGTACCCATTAAAATTTCTTTCGATTTCTAATTTAAAATTTCCATCTATATATAAAGCTATATATCCATTAATTGTTTGAGTAAATTTTTGGCATTTTTCTTTATCTTGTATTAGTCTATCCATGACATGATTAAAAATAACTGTATTATTATTGCTGCTAATTATTTTATAAGGATTATTTATAACCTTACCAAAATGTATTTTTGTTCTATTGCTTCCTGATATATTAAATTCAGTATTATTATCATCAGCGAATTTTTTAATTTTTTGTAAAATGTTCATATTTTCTAATTTTTAGTTTGATATACCTATACCGTATGAATAGTCTCTTGACATTTCATAACCTTTCCAATATTTATAAACTGTCTTTGAAGCGTTTATTTCATCAAAATAAACAGTTTCTTTGTAAAACTCATTCCATTCGCTTTGAATACTTCTTAACTTTTCTTGGTAATATTCATAAGCAATAGCAGATATTTCTTTTAAATTATCTATTTCAGCTACTTTTTTAATACTTGCAATATCTGATTTATATAATTCGTATTGCTCAACTGCTTTGTTAAATGTCATCATTTCCATAATTTATATTTTTTAGTTTAATCTTTTCGTTCTTTTGAACTCATCAGTTAAGGCACACACCTTAATAAGATTTGGTAAACACCGCTACTTAATTTCGCTTTTATCTTGTATAATGTTAACCTTAGAAGTAAAGAACGTTTCAACCATGTTTGATTGATGAAGCAAATCTACGTAATTATATTTAATTAATTACATGAAATAGTAAATTATTTTTAATTATTTTGCATAAAAAAACCTAACTCATTACAAGCTAGGTTATTAAATGTTAAATTATTTTATATCAAAAAGGCAAATCCGAACTTGTTTCTTGTGTTTTAACCACGTTTTCAACTTCCTTTTCAGCTACTTTGATAGCTCCATCTGTGAAAACTACTCTACCGTTTGCGATGTATTGTTTTTGAACTTTACTTTCACGTTCTTCTTTACTTTGGCTATATGCCATTGATACGTTGTTTCCGTATCGTGTGTCATCATTCACAAAGATTTGAGTATTTAAATACTTCCCGTCTACTAATTTAGATTTATCCACCTTTGACAAATCAATGCTTAAATTAATTATTGAACTCATATATTTATTTATT